CCTTAGCGGCCTCAGATGCAACTCTGGATGCCTGTGAGGCAGCGGCAGAGTTGGAGCTTGCTGTGGCACTAGCTGCGCTCTCAGAAGCCTTTGTGGTGGCTGTTGATGCAGAGACTGCGCCAGATGATGCTGATGTTGCAGAGGCAGCAGCAGAGGCAGCAGCAGCAGCCTCAGAGAGGGCCGCTGCGTTCTTACTGTCTTCGATTGCAGTTATGTTGCTAGGGGCTACTGGATCAACATCTGTGTTGTCAGGAGTTACACCAGTGCCGCTGTAGAAAGATGATGATGCCATTAGTTACCTCAGTCCTCGAAATTAGATGTTGGGCGCATTGTTGAGGCCATCCCAGATGTCTCACCAGTGTCGGCTTGCCCCTGGATCTCGGACAAGAAGTTGCCAGATTTACTTTCAAACAACGGACCACGTTCATCGAGGAAATAGTCGGAAGCATATGAGAGTGCTGTGTATGTCAGTAGATCTGAAGCAATTTTAGTTATTACATTTGTGCTAACGTCAGTAGCGAGCTCATCAAATTCGGCGTAATAGTTCAGATAAACCTGGCCTGACGAAGGCATAGGGAACAGCTTGATCACCTCACGTTCCCTGGTGAAGTAGATGGGGTTCCCGCCCTGACCTGTAGATTGCAGCTGTGCCATCTCATGCATAGGTATGCGAACCAAGGCGCGGCCTGCGTATTGGAGGTCTATAATCTCCAGGAGGTTTGAGGGTATGACAATCTGACTGACTGCAACACCAGAGGTGATTGAGTAGGACTGTTGCTTCTCCATAGATGGTATGCGGAGTAAACGCTGTATCCTGGTCATAGCCTGGTCAATGAAGGTATCGGCCAAAGCATCAGTGCAGTCGCTACGGTTCAAAAGAGCAATAAAGTGTGCCCGGATTTGGCCTTTGTTCATTCTGCTATATCCTCTTATCGGTCGTCATGAATGCAGTCAGATCTTGTTCCTGGAGACGCTTGACGATCGCTGCGCCGGTCTCTTCGTAAACATTGAAACCTTCACGCAACCATTGCTCTGCAACTACGGTTGGTATTGACGCCACACGCATATAGTCACCCTCGAGCCGAGTGGTGCTTTCATTACGGGCATCCTTCAGGTCATCTAGAAAAGCCTGGGAAATGTTCTGGGTGTGTTTCTTGACCAGGTCAAAGCCTTGAGTCAGGAATTCAGTCTGCACACCGTGCAGTTTGGTCTCTTTAGTCATTTATGTGGGTATCCTTGGGAGGTTAGGTGAGGACGCCCAGGTCCCCAGGAAAAGGAGAGCAAAAGTCCTGGGAGTTAGGGCGTCCTCGCACGGGCCTTAGGAAAGGCCGGTGATCTTCACACTGTCCGCGAAGTTACTGTGTTTACAGGAATATTCGCCGACCACCATATGGCGATCTGAGTCACCTTGCTTGGCTAAAAGTGTGCGTGTGAACGGACGCAGTACGCATGTTTTGAACATGGACGGGTCGATCAACAGGGCGTGTGAAGTCTCTAAGTGTCTGTTAAGAACCACTTTATATTCGCCATAGGGCGAGACATAGAGGTCGATCACATTCACAAGGGTCTTACCCTGGGCGACTTCACGGTTGCGACCCGCAGAGGCTGAGAAACCGGCGACGATTTGGGCGTCAGCTGGTTTGATCATGAACACTGACGGATCAGAGCCATTGTTGAACGCTGTTTGACCAGCTTCAAGCAACTTGGCCTCTGTGAGGGCGTCCGTTGCGTTGGCACCGGCGTCAATACCAGTAGAGATCTGGTTGATCAGTGATGCCATTTTACGAGCTACGGAAGACGAACCAGCGACAGCTGCTTGGTCAACACCAACAAGGCTGAACTCCAAATCGCGCTTAATGCTCTTGAGAGTTTTACCAAGTTGCAGTGCGGTTTCCTTGGCTCGGCCATAGGTTTTTACCGCATCAGCAGAACCAGAAATACGGAAGGTTTCTTCCAGGATCTGGGTGTTGTTGGTACGCTCAACGATGTCGATCAGAGTGATATCTGCGGCATCTGCGCCCTCGACCTTAGCGTTAGACGCTGCGGCGCGGAGGCTGTCTTCGAGGAATGAGAACGTCCGTGCGGACACTTTCTCAGTCTTCGTCATTGTCAGCATAGGCGTATCTGTGGGAGTAATATCTGAGAGGATATTGGAAACGTCCTCGGCCTTACCGACCTGAGAATAAGTTGTGTAAACAGTCATTTGAATGGCTCCTTGCCGTTTGACTATGAGTTACAACTTAGCTTTCCCAACGTGATAGGAGCATCTCAGCGATATCATCCATGTCACCATTCCGACTTCTGTTCTCACGGACACGCTGCGCCGCAGCAGATTGCTTACGAGCATTGATGTCCGAGGTAGAAGGTGGTGCCTTCTTCGATCGAAGGACCTTCCCCTTAGCTGTTTTGACATGCATCGCCTTTGCCTTCTTAGTACCGGCAGCAGCTTTGCCCTGGTCATACAGACGGGCCTTGTTAAGGAGAGTGATGACATTGGGGTCAACGTATTGGTCAACCTGTTCTCTTGGGAGACCGACAGAAACAGCATATTCACGGATGTCATTGTACAAGGCATTTCCCCAATCCGGGATAGTCTCTTGGAGCGTTTTGATACACTCCTGAGCCATCTCCTGGCGCTGGGCTGCCTGCTTTTGTTGCACTTCCTGGTAGAAAGAGTTGGACTCCTCCTTCAGGAACTTGAGTTCCGCTTCAGCTTCTGAGGCTTCCCGGCGTAGTGCGGAGAAATCCTCAACCGACATAGTCCTGGACGCAACGAGCATGTCGAGGTCCTGGTAGGGCTTATATCGGGTTTCTGCTCGTTCTAAGAGCTTCTGATAACTGAGATCCGTCCGTTGTAAGGCATCGTCTGCCTCTTTACGTTTGGATGCTAAGTCTTGAGACTTTCGAGTTAAAGATGCTTCCTGACCATAGAGACGCTTCAGATCCTTCAAGGATGCCTGTTTGGTTTCTCCATCGACTTGGATGTCAACAAGACTGTCGTCCGACAGTTCAGCTTCGTCAGCCTCGCCATCATCGTCTTCATCGACTTCTTCATCGTCTGGTTCACCTTCATCAGGGTCCTCATCCGTTTCTTCGTCTTCCTCTTGGTCTTCATTTTCATCTTCTTCATACTCAGCTTCGGAACCATCTGTCTCTTCTACAGGTTCGTCAGCTGTCGCCTCTATTTCCTCATCGTCAGATGGGCTTGCGCCGTCTGTCCAGCGGTCTAGGATGGCTTCTGCTGCTTCATCGACATCGTCGTAGGCAGCGAAAGAAGTAGCTTCATTTTGGACGTTATTCATGGTCCAGCTCCTCTTGGCGGGTGTCGCCTTTCGCAAGTATCTCATCTTTGATGGACACCTGTTGTTTCAGTGTCTCAACCACGTCCACAAGTGCGCGATAGTGGTTGTACGCTAACTCTCGGTCTGAGCCCTGGTCGGGCTTAGTGTTAACGAAAGTCTGGAATGATCGCTCGACCAGGTTATTGACTACCTGGTTGAACGCAGGTTGAGACAAGACGGCCTCAGCCGCCTCGCCAGTTTCAACGAGTTGCTCTTCTTCGTTCATGGTTGCTCTCTTTAAGATTGGCTAAGTTAGCCGGTTGGTGATGCGATACCTCTGACATCATCAGCGTTCCTTAGGATCTCAAGCTCGGCCATATCGGTCATACGCTTGTGCTCCAGCTGCGCCTCTTTCAGATCGGTCGCATCAGATTGTATTGCGAAGCCGCGTTCAGCCTTGGTCGCTTCAAGTTCAAGTTTGAGTTGTGCGATTTGTGCGTCCATTTGCTGCTTGAGCTCCGCAATCTGGGTTTGTCTCTCCTGAAGTTCCAGCTGTTTCTGCTGCATCTGCATCGCCATCTCCTGGGCCTTGTCAGGCTGAGGTGGTGGGAGTTGATCAGGAGGTGTCAGGTAGTCAGCGACATTCTTGATGCCGTTGTTCTCCATGACATGAGACATTAACTTATATTGGTTCTGAGGTTGATACATCGTGGACAGAACAGGGTCCTGTGACATCAAACCATGTAGTGCCAGGTATTTCTGGGCTTCTTCAACCTGTTCGCCATAACCGAGGTGCATCTCAACAACCACGTCACGTTTTGATCCCCATTCCGCCGGGGAGATTTGGACATAGTTGCCTGCAAGCTCGACGATCTTCTCTTCCGTCTCATGCTCGATGACCAACTTATAGATCATCTGATACAGAGGCTTCAGGAAGTTATTTGCAAAGTTACGAGCGATAATCTTCTGCCGCTGCTGCGACATAGTTGCCAGCTGTTCAACCATTGCGGCTGAGTTTTGCTTGCTGATGGCATCTTTGTTAAGGCCCTGGCTAAGGCGGGAGACGCCTGTGGTGTCTTCTTTGTCGTCATCCAACATGGCCAACGTCTGGAACACAAACGGGATCAAAGACGCCTGGGGCATAGGCATGATCGCATCTGGGCGTGACACATTCACAATGCCACCAACGCGGTTGTCAATCAGTTCACGCGGGTTGGTAAGACCACCTTTGACAACCATATAACGCGGGTTGTTGGTGATCATTGTGTGATCGAGGATCGACCGGGTCAGTACAGTTCGGGCATTCTGGATTGGGATAACCTTCGATGCGAAGTTGTTACCAAAGAATGCGTGAGGAATAGGAAGTGGGACAAAGGCCACAAAGGGGCGCATCGTTGTAGCTTCCATCTCCAGGATCACGTTGCCTGCTTTGACAACCCGGTAAAGCTCGGCAACGCCGGTGGCCTCTGGGTCCATCATGATATAGCACTCATAGACAGTCACAGTGCGTACTTGGTCCTGGTAACCGATGTTTGAGAACCCACGGCTAGTGCCTACTTCTTCATGGCGTGAAAGGACCTCACCGTCTGTGTCCAGGTCTACATCTGAGTGGTCACCAATGTTCTCGATCTTCTTCTCATCGTACCCCATCTCACGGAGCTCTGAGATTGTTTTGTTAGTACGGTGTGCGCAGAAGTTTACGCTTTCAAGATCCTTACTTTGGGCCTCGATGATAAACTCTTCTGGGCTGATACTCTCGATGCAAATCTTCGATGCATCTGAGGTCACCCGTAGCTCTCCCGAGTATAGACCTGCCACGTCCTCAGTAATCTCTTCGATCTCTACGTTATCCTGGATCAGGATTTCGTCTAGCTCTTCCTCAGTGAGATCAGTGACCTCCTCGATGTGGCTTTCTTCACCATAGTAGTAGAAGACTTTGGCGATACCCGCCCGAGCTATCAGGCCATCGTGGATGACTGTCTGCATGATCTCGAATAGGTTGTTTTGACGGTTTGCAACGTAGTCACAATACTCAGTGGCTATCTCAGCAATAGGCTGGTCATCTGCATTCTGAGGCGCAAATCGAACGGTCTTGAAGCCTGTAGAGAATGTCTCCAGCAAAGCAGCTTTCATGCTCTCTACTGTATCGTAGACATCCATCGAAACATATTTGGAGTTCCCATCGTGGGCTGGCTTTGGGAGGACTGCATTATAATAATCCATGACGCGCTTACGCTCACGCGATAACTGGCTGTCGTAATAGCCTACGCTGCGGCGAATATTGTCATCCAGGAGGGCAACAATGTTGTCGTCTTCTAGTTTCTTATAATCTTTCTTATTCATGATTAAACCATTTCGATATAGTAAGCGTCAGACGCTTCAATTGGTTCCCAGGCACCCTCATGGATGTGGTTAGCGAGTGCAAGAGACATGACAGTGTCGTCAAAGCAGCCACCCTCCGCCTCCATGCCGCCCGTAGGGGTGACAATGTAGGTTAACATCTCACGGATTGTGGTCTTATCGTTTAGCTCGATCTCTCCCTCGCGGACGTTTGCCCGGAGTTCATCGATGATCAGTGGCTTGGTTTTGGACGTTGTTGTGAAGCCTAATTTCATGGTCTCTCGATCGGTCAGCTTGTCTACCTGGACTTCAGTAAAGAAGTTTGGATAGGCCATATCTTTACCCAGGCGAGTACAGGTTAAGATGCCGTGAGAGTTGTTCTCCACAATGATATAAGCAAAGTTAAACAGCTCACCTAACTTGTAGAGGACCTCAGCAAAGTAGTCGGGGTGAACTTGGGCACGATAGGTCGCAACTTGGCGCTTTTTACTGTCGAGGATCTGGGCGACTGAGAAGTCACCCCCTCTGACACCCATCGCAACATCAGCACCGATCGTGTATTTCTCACCGGGGTCGATCGTCTTGTATAGGGTAAGCTCACCTCGGATATTATCGATCCATTCACCACCCTCTAGGGCCATACGCTGTGTTGGATCAGGAGCTTCATCTAGGCTCTTCTGGAGCCCCTCTGGGTTGAAGACAGGACGCCCGGTCGTCAGGAAGGCTTCTGAAGGCTCTGCGGGATATTCTTGACGATAAAGATCTATGCCGTTCTGGGCGATCTTACGTCGCCTAAACATAAGCTGCTCATCGTCTAGGTCGTACTTGGCAACCAACTCTTCTTCTTCAGGTGTTGGCTCAAAGTTCTCAGGGACAGGCTCCCTATATTCAGGGTCGAGAAACCAGGGGATAAACACCGGCACATAGCCATTGGTGCCATCAACAGCACCTTTCCATAGATCATAGAAGATACCACTGACGCCGTTAGCTGTACTCTCAACGAAAATAGCAGTGCCAGGCTTGTTAGGGACCGCCTGGGTCATACCATTCCAGTTCTCCAGGGCCGTAGACTTTTGCCAGAACGCAAGCTCTGAGGCGTGGACGTGCGTGAGGGTCTCACCTCGACCAATGCTCTCACCACCGGCGGTGGCAACAACAAATGAACTATCCAAGACATCAAATGTAAGTTCCCGGCGGGAGCTATACTTTGTGTGCGGCTTCAGGAGCTCTGGGCAGTTGTCATGGTATCGTTTGGTCATATCGAAAAGCGCACGGGTGCTGTCTGAGTGGTGCGTGATGACCATCGCTTTACAGGCTTTGCGTTGCGACACGTTGAAATACAGATAGCCACCAACGTGGGTCGAGAGACCTTGCTGCCGGGCCTTCAGGATGATGATACGCACCTTACCTTCAGACGCCATCTGCTTCTCTACAGCCTCATGGAGGATGTGCTGGGCAGGCTTGAGTTTTAGAGGTTGGATGTCACCATCCTTGGTGCGGATCTTGAGTGCAGCCTCCGAATAGAAACTAAAGTCGTCGTATAGTCTCTGTCGAACTTGTTTAAGTCTCTTGTCCATCTTCGATTTGCTCTTCTTCTGGGGTGGCTACTAGGAGCGACTCCAGGAAGGCTTCAGCTTTGCCAATGGTGACTTCGCTCTTCGCAGCTGGTTTGGTTTTAGTGAAATCCAGGACCATCCTGGCAGCTGTTAGACGGTCCCGGTTTTGACCAGGTTCGCGCATGATCTCTACAGCAGCCCGTAGGGCCTCGATCGCATACACGTCATCAATTTCGTTCTCTTTTGCCATGATCGTTACGATCCTCTCTGCGTCTTCTTTGGCCCTCTTGCGGATAGGCTCAATTGCAGCAGCTGTGTAACCATCAGGAGTGCCCTTGGGTCTGCCGCCTTTATTCTTTCGATTTGCCAGCATCTGACGGAACTTTTCGCGTCCCTCGGGTGTTTGATGCTGTCTTGCTATTGGGTTTGTTGATATCGGCCTTGCCTTTTGGGATTGCTTTGGCGGCCTTGGTGCTTTCTTTCGCGGCTGGTTTGGTGCTCCCATCCATCGTCTCCAATATACTGTTTATGATTGAGAGCGTGAGGCGAGACTGAGGACAAAAGACTGGCTCAGGTACGCTCTTCCGTATCTCCCCAAAGATAACCAGGCGCTGGGCTTCAGACAGAAGATGTGAGTGTTTTACATCCTCAATTGCCCGTAGGATTGGAACCAGGTCCAGTGCGGTTTTATTCATGTTGCTCTCCAAAGAAAAAGAGGCCCCCGAAGGGACCTCATTAGTTTTACGCGGAAAGGGCACCCATACCCGGAGGTGGGGGACTTAGAGCACCCGGAGGCATCTGCATCCGCTGCTTCTCTTCCTCTTCTTCAGCCATAGCCTGGGCCAGCATAGCCATGACCGTAGCCATGACGATAGCAGCTGGGTGGTTGAAGAATTTGACCTTGTTGTTACCGGCGTTGTTGAATTGTTGCCTGATAAGGGCAGCCGTCTTAGGCATAACCGCTTTCGCCAGCTTAGGGTTGATCAGGTAAACCAACACGGGATCAACAGCCAACTCGCGTACACTCTGCATGTAGTTAGTGTAGTAGTCAGCCTGCTCCTCACGGTTGGCCACGCCTGTGTCTACCTCAGCTTGGGAGATTTGCCCGGCATCAAACTGCTTCTGGTAATAACCCTTCCAATCCTTGAGATTGTCCATCAACTTACGAACTTCCCGTACCGCATGACGCTGCGAAGGATCTTTGGTTGTGTAAGTATCCACATTCATCTGGAGATTATCTAGCTCTGCCATGATGTCGGCGTCACCCGTCTGTTCCAATAGGGGTCTCATAGCACTACCAGCAAAGGATCCCATGGGTGCCCGGTCACTTTCCCCGGTCAGGGGGTTGGTAAACAGAGTGTCTTCAACCTGGGAACCATTCAGATCTAAGGGGCCCAAAGTCATCCCATGGGCAATCTCATGGAGCAAATCAGAAAGAGCTTGGATGTTACTCACGGAACTGCCGTCATTCAGCAGAGCTCCTGGGTTGAGACCAAAGACAGTGCCTTCTGCACCTTTTCCGCCTGTTTCAGGACCCTTCCGATAGAACGAGGCTTCCGCAGCAGGATCGCCAGATCCATATGCAGCAAGCCGCGAGGCATACATCTCTTCCTGGCTGTCAAATAGACGGACAGTGATGCCCAGGGTGTGTGCCAAGCTCAGAGCCTGGTCGATAGACTGGATCCCATTCTCTTCTGGGGTTCCAGGCTTGCCGACCTGGAAGGCCGCTTTCACCGGCGGGACAAACTTCTTGACCGCTGCGAGGGCTACCCTTGCGAGAGTGCGCCCTTTGGAGGCCCCGCCATCACTGGCCCTGGGTGTTCGTCCACCAGCTGGCCCAGGGGGGCTGAGGAGGGCTGGGGGGATGCTGTTGTCGGCACCAGGTCCTGCATTGGGATCGATTGCCCCTCCTCCTCCTGGTCCAACTGCTCCAGAAGATCCCAGTCGATCTCCTTGCCCCAATCTATCTTGAACGGATTTCCTTGCGGCGTTTGCGTAGTCTGGCGCTTCGTCATCTTCATAGCCACGGCTTTCTCCATCTTTCTGCTTGGCTGTGTCGTACAGCCTTTTCTCTGGATACCAGAGTAATGCTTGTAAATCACTCATCGTGAGTGGCTCATTAGATCGTTGACGTACACTTGGGGCATCTTGGAGGCGTTTTAACCCACGCTGGAATACCTCGCGTATAAATGTGCGTTCTTTTGCACCGGCTGGCGCTTCTACCTGCCCATCTAGGTACTTTGCTAGGCCATTACCAGCTTTTCTTAGGCTTTCACCACCTGGGATAGCATTTATTGCAGATCTCCAGGCTGGGTCCATCGATGCTTTTGCAATAGCATTGGCAAAGTTAGAGACAGCCTTATTTGACATATTGTTACTAAGTTTGACACCTGAACCTGCAAATAAAGGTTTAAAAGCCTGAAACTCTAGTCCAGGCATCATACCCTGGATCTCTTTTGTCTTCTGAGCAATCATAGGTTTGTTCAGCTTAACCAGACCACCACGCCAACGCCCCACTGTCCGCATAAGCCAGCGGTCCATAGTTAGTTCGTCAAAGTTACCGTACAGATTAGAATAAAACCCGTTGCCAATTTTAGGACCCAAGATTGAGGCACCGCGCACTAGGGTGTTTTTGCCTTCACCTGATATCTTTACGCCATATTCCTTTTCAAGTTCCTTTACGGGCACTTTGCTGTTCATAAACTCAATCAAAAGATTATGTGCGCCCTCATCTGAGTTAGACTTCCGTTGGAACTTCTCTAACATGGTATGATACTGAGCCAGACCACTGTTTATAGCAGCAGCTGCCTGGCCAATACCTGCGTCAGTTGGGAAACGCCCTGTTTCTTTCAGTGTCTCATAAACATCCAAAGCCAACTCAAAGTTCTTATCAACCTTTAGACCATTAGATGTCACTGCTGTGGCCCAAATAAACTGCATCTTCGCTTTAGGATCTGTCAGAACTTCAGGGTGTAACTCACCTACAGTTTCAAGTGCCTGCGTTACTGTACGACCATACCAACCAATGGCATTCTCGTTGTCTTTTAGTGCTTCCGTGGCATCCTCGACCACAAAGTCAGCCAGGCGATCAATGTTGGCTTCATCGAGGGTGTTTAGGTCGATACCCTCGCGCTCCTGGGCTGCCAGGGACTGAGCCTGGAGGTCTAGTTTGAAGTCACGGCCTTTGGCATATATCTTGGCCTGTGCAGCCTGGAAAGAATTACTGAGGCTGGTTTCTAAAGAGACATCTGTCTTCTCGCCAAACTGGCGGGGTGCGCCTTCAGGAATACTACGGCTGTCGTTGGATTGTGGCCGGGTGCCTGGTGTGCCTGCAATGTTTGCTAGTCCCATATTTGTATTGAGGACATCTGCGGCTGCCTGGTCGATCTGGGTGGTAGAGTTTTCCACCTGGTGACTAAGGCCATTAGCATTTAGGATTTCGGAGACCTCGCCGTCAGCTAGGATCCGAAGTACCTTCATTGACCCCGCTACAGGCCAACCACCGGCATCATTGGTTGCACTGGGATTGGTCTTGTAATCGTAACTTTCATTGGGATTAATAAGACGCCCCTGTACACCGTCTAGTTTACCTTGGCTATTTAGTGAGGCGTCACTCTCAGCTTGAGTTTCTGCGGTTGTTTCAGGTAGTTCAACCTCCACCCAAACACGTTGAGAACCCTTCACATTAGCTTTACCCTGGTCAAACACTGGTAGATTGACTGCGTGAATACCAGGACGCCTAGCCAGTGGTTTTGCACCAATAGTGGGCTGTTGATCTTCGGCTTTATACCAGCGGTTGGCTAAGAAGCCTTGGGTCTGCCCATCAGGTTTTGCAAACAGAGGCATAACTACCCCATTACGAGATGACTGCACCTTCATCAGCTTGTAGGCCTTGCGGGTCTGGGTTGGTACTTGGTCTGGCTTTAATTCACTGTACAGAGAGCCTACCTTCTCGGGCCTGAAGGGACCGGGTGGTATACCACGGGCATCGTCAGAGATAGCCTCTTGAGTAGCCTGGGCCTGCTTTAACATCGAGGCCTTGCGCTTTTGTTGTAACTTTACGCGATCGACATAGGGCTTATAGAACTTGTCCACGTTCTCCTGGGAGACACCCTCATCAACGAGTAGCTGTTGGACCTCTTCCATGGCCTCGATTGGCATATTCTCAGTCTGGACAGCTTCAAGTGCCACATAGAGGGCCTGTGCCTCATCTTCGAGCATTGTAGGCGTCAGGTTCCCACCGGGGCGGTTCGTAGCCTGGCGGTTCTGGAGATCGAGTGTATCCAAGACCTGCTCTTGAAGTTTCAAGGCAGTGTCACGGTTAGCCTGGATGCCTGCCTGGTAGTTCTCGGACGTAGTTGTCTGATTGCCGTTAACCGTAGGCTGCGCTGGGGCAGTTGTATCAACATTTGGTGCCGGAGACGCCTGGGCAGCAGGGGCTGCGTCCATCTGGGGCACATTGCCCCTCTGAATAGCCCGAGCTTGGGCCAGGGGCTGGTCTGGGAGGCTAGTACGCTGAACGCTACTACCGCCGTCCATGAGACTGGCGTCCAGGTGGTTGTTCACCAGGTTGACCAGCTGGGTTAGAGCCCGGATAGGCCGTTGCTCACCGTTAAGACCGGCCTGGGCATCATCGAGGACCTTGTTGACCGCCACATCATTGGGGTTCTTGCTGTCAGCTGGGTGCTTCAAGCGTAATTCAGAGACCACTGTTTGGATCTCTTCTGCGGGGATACCTGTGCCGACCGCGACAGTGCCCAATGGGCTGCCATCTGTGGCGTTGCCTGTCATGCCTGCAAGTGTACTGACGATGTTGGCGTCTTCTGCCTCCTGGGCTGCCTTGGCTGCTGCATCGTCAGCCTTGGCTTGCTCTGCCTGCTGTTTTTCGAGTTGGGCATCGGCAATTAGAGATCGACCCTGGGGAGCATCTTGGCCAACGAGTTTCTCGAGCTTCGTTACAAAGCGGTTGACCTTGGAACGGCGACCCGTGGCTGCATCAAAGGCCCGACCGGCGGCAACAATGCCTGCGGACTTCAGTGGGCCAACAACAGATGCACCATAGAGGCTACCAATTGTGCTGAGGCTGCGGTTGGGGTCATAGTTACCTGAATTGTCAGTGAAGGGGTTTAGGAAGTCCGTGAATTGACTGACGCCACCTTTGAGGCCGTCCTGGAAGAGATCTGTGAGGACATCCCCCTGGTCAAACAGCTGCTGTAGCTGACCGGCTTCTAAGGAAGTAGGGCCTAGAAGGCGGACGATAGCGTCAGCATTCTCTTTTGTGACCTTAGATTTGACTTTGTTCTTACCCTGGCGGATTGCAGTGGCGGCTGCGGCGTAGTCTTCTAGTAGCTGATCGAGAGTTCCTGCATTCTTTGGAGACAACCGAGCTTTAACATCTGGATGGGTGGCTATTGCCGAGATCTGGCCCGAGATCTTCTCATGTGCAGCCTCGAGTGTAGCTTTTGCTCCACCACCGGCGCGTACATCCTTGAGGTTGTTGCCTTGAGCTTCTGATATTTCGCGGAGGGTACGGGCCAGGTCAGCAGCTGCGCCACCATATGCGGGGTCACCTTCAATCTTGGACCGCCAAGGTGCTTGACCGGCGACCATGGCTTCTGGAGCGGCAGATGCACCACCGGCGAGGCCTTCTGTGATGTTCTCTTTAAAGCTCTGTTCATCGCCTACAGCTGCGGTTGCTGCGCTTTCCCCAGCAGCCTCAGACGAACCTTGAGCAAGTGTCTGCCTGGTTATGCTTTTCTTGATAACTTGTTGGGCAACTAAACCCTGACCAGCCAGGTCGGCTGCGGCAATAACTAGGCCTCGAACTACACCCCGTGTTTGTGCTTCTTCCATAAGTTCTGGGTTTTTAAAAAGAGTAGCAGCCTGGTCAGGGTCTGATAGATCAATGCCATTCTCTGAAAGAAAACTATTTACCTCGTTAGAATATTCACGGCCAAAACCGCCTAACGACATGACTGCTGCGCCTGCTACGGGGTTACCCGTGGCAGCTGTTGTTGCAATACCGGCAGCCATCTGGGGTGCGCTCTCAGCTACAGTTTCTCCCAGGAATGTCATGAACCCAACCGGGTCATTTGTTACAGTTGATAGCCAGCCTTTGAAATCATCAGGAGCCTCAGCTAATTCTTGCGCATACGCTGCTGCGCCCGGCGACATAGGGAGATCAGCAGCCTTCTCACGCCAAAATGCAACGGAACCACTGTTTGCCTTGATACGATCAAACGCAGCATAGACATCTTCTTGGGTTTCCAGAGAGTTTGCGTTCTCGATGCGTTTAGCGACCACCTGGCTATAGTTGACCTGTGCCTGCGGTGATACACCATACTGCCCCATCAAACGGGCAGTGCCCTGGTCATCCTCAAGATTGACCCCCCGGCTTGCCATAGCGCCTTGGGGGACGCCTGCCCTCATGAGTTCTTCATATTTTATGGCATTAGCACCAGCTGGTGCTTGTATCTTGGCTTTTTCTGCAAGTGTACGCATATCAGCCATGGCAGCAGCAGTCGGAAGTGCAGAGATTGTCTGGTAAGTACCCCGGCGGACAGCACGGTCGAAACCAGTGCCTTCCGGGTTGATCTCAGGTTCTGCACTTGTGGTAGTGGGGGCTGAAGTGGTTGCAGGGTTGTAATTTGCCATGGCAAAAGCCATCGCGCCATCACGATCAGGTCCACGCACGGTTCTGATTTGCCCGTCAGGCATCTTTATCTTAAATTCTGGCATGTGAGATCCTAGAGTGAGTTAGTCTACAAAGGAGAAGCCGCCGGAAGCGGCACCCTGTTCAAAAGCGAGGATCTTACTATTGATCCTTAGTTTCTCTCTTAGGTGAAACAGCCAGGTAGCCTCTGTAGTATCAGCAGTGGCCGGGATTGGTGCCAGGAACAGTGCCATCTCTTTGTCACTGATGGCACCCTTGGTGTTAGCGGTTACGGCTAATGCCTCGTTAACCCTGTAGTTCTCAAGTCTTTGGCGGTAGTAGGCACGTTTAGCACCTTCATCGTTACCATAGAAGTAATCACGCAGACCTGAGCGATCTAACCACGCTTGTACTGTACCATCCATGGGGCCAGTCAGCCCCCCTTGTTCAAGGGCTGAAATCAGAGTGCCTAATTCATTTACACCTTCCTGAGCCATGATCATATCGGCACCGGATTTAGGTTTGTTTGCCTTAGCTTTTGCAGCAGCCTGGGCATCCGCGCGCCTCTGGCCTTCCACTCGCCGAGCTTCCTCGAGGGCAAAGGCTTCTTGCTCGGCCTGGCGGTTGTAATCTTGGATGTTCCCGTATTCCTGGCCCATCGCTGCCATCCAGTTACCGCCAGACCCTGAAGGATCTGAGGCTGATTGGAGGCCTGCGGCGCCTATACGCATCAAACCCTCAGACCGCATGTCTATCTGACCAGAAGGGACCTTCGATGAACCTCGGGCATTACCAGACAGAGCTGGAGGCTTTGGGTTTGGCTGCTTTGGGTCTACTAAGGCTGGCTGACCCTGGGGATACTCCATCCCGTTGGCTTGACCCATGGTTAGTGCGGGGCGTCCGTAAGTAAATGCATTCATGATCCGAACCATCCTCCAATCTTCTGACCCCAGGTTGTATCTTCACCTTCCTTGAAAGGCGTGTTGGCAAAATTATAGCCCATCATGCCCCCGGAAATTGCTGCACCTACTGGGTCAGAATAGTTGCCGGCAAACTTGTTAGCGGTCTGAGGACCATTCTGGGTGAGCATCCCGTTCTTGTAGTCCGCGTAAACATTTGAAGCGAAGTCTCGGTTGCCCTCAAAGCGCACACGTTCATCATTCATTTGAGCCTGGTCATAACCCTGGAGGGCACCACCGGCACCCATGCCCATTTGGTAACCTGTGTTGGCCGTGTTCATACCTGAGTTGTAGGCATTCTCGATCGAGTTATTGGCTGCACCAGCGTTCACCAATGCGTTACCTTGATCGGCAAATGCTTGGCGCTGTTCACCCAGAGACTGAGTGCGGAGACCATCAAGGACTTGGGACGACACATCAGCGCGGCGGTCATCGTAGGCACGGTTGGCTACTGCTGTAGCTACACCGGCGCGACTGGAGTTCATGTTGTTTGTGCCGCTTGCTGCTAGGTCGATGCCTGTCAGCGTGTTCTCTTGCAGGTTGCGGCGATCGTCACGCATTGCAGCGTTGACCAGGGGGTTCATGTTGTCCATGGCATACTGGTTTGCAGTGTCCATACGTCCCTGTGCAGACACGCCATCAGCCATACCCTGGTACTGGTCGTACAAACCACGGGCGTTTGCGCCAAAGCCTGCATTAGCACCAGCCATGTTGAAACCACGGTTCATGATGCCCATTGAGGCATCCCCGTAACCTGTGGCTGCGCCGGTCTGGTAACCATTGGGGCCAGCATAGGTGGGTCCACCGTAGAAACCTGCGGCTAACCGGGCATCGTTGGCAGCTTGGCCGCCTTCTAATGCTTTGTCTGTGTATGGTTTGTATTGGTTGAAGCCAGCCATGTTCTGGCGGTTTGCTTCGTCTGCGGCGTTACTCTTTTTGTTTGCGCTGTAGAGACCTACACCGACGGATGCGATTGTTGCGATCCATGCCATATTATTATTCCTCTTCACTCATCAGTGTGTGGGTTTGCATAAAGTCCTCGAGGCCAGACAGATCTGGTTCCTCCAAACCCATTGCTGAGTAAGTTGGGCTTATGACCTCTTCTTCTATGTCTGAGAGATCTTCTTCTTGGTTGTGCTTTGTTAGATGCACGGTCGTTAGGATTGCATCCTCGAGGACGTGAAAGGCCCTCTTGGATCCCGCCGGTGAGACAAAGGTCACAGGTGCAACCAGGTCCTGTTTGCCGCCATTCTCAGAAACAACCAGGACGCGGCCTTGCATCAAGAAAGTTAGGTGAGGCAGCTTGTGTAGCTTACCTACGCAGACCGTACCTTCAGGCATAAACAGCTGTCGTGCATACTGGGCACAGCCATATTCGTCGCTCACAGGGGTAAAGTAATGCTCAACAGTAGCGTCCAGCTGTCTGTCTTGGATGTCTCCACGCTCAATACCCAGGTCGAGAATATACTGAAGAGAGGAGATGTCAGATCGTATGTTAAGGTCATGCTTCATACTGCCACCCAAGATGTGCCGTTATAGACAACAAGACCCTCGGATCCGTCACCTTTAGGGTCCCAGGGAGATACAGCATAGCGAACCATGCCCTTCCTGGAGTTATCGGGTTGCCGGTCGGTAGCTTGGATTGACGCATCCGCGAGAGACTGGATGACAGCCTCGATTTCGCGGTATTCCTCCTGGACGTAGTTGCCCAGGTTCTCTTTTGCCAACAAAGGTATCTGCCGCCGGACATAGCGGTTGACCAGGAGATTAAGTTTATCTGATAGAGACATAAATTACCTCCGACCTGTCACTTGGAGATCAACGTCCATACCTGAGAAGTTAAAGTCTTTTATGGTTGCGCTTGTCATCTTGTAGGACAGATAGCGGCCTGAGATCCGGGTATCGACCTTATAGGACGTGTTGCTATCAAAGATGATGTCGGACCCATAATTAGGGGTGCCGGTGGGTATGTCAGCTGCGCCAAAGGTGAAACTAAACTCACCGTCAGAGTTCACCGTTGAAACCTGAGGTAGCATCTTACTGATCACCTTGTATCCACTAAGGGACAAGCCTTGCTCATCGAGATCGATACCCTGGCGCTCTAGGATGAAGGGCTCAGAATAAGCCGTATCAACAGAGAAAGACAAAGACCCTGTTTCCGCGAGGTCAATACCATAGAGCTTACTCTGGGTCACACCCCCACCAACTGTAGAGATTACGATAGGGTGCCTCGCATACGGGCTCTCCTGGTCATGGTAGGAACCACCGATAGACGCATAAGTCTGCGTGGCATCTGCATATGAGAACACCGAGTTTACGTTGGCTTCAGTCCCTGTGATTACATTAGGGAGATCCTGGAAGGTCCAAACGTCCTCTTTGTAGTTGTACACGGCGGCGCGGTTGCACGATGTGCCATCCGTATATACGGCCATGTCATCACCGGAGTGGTAGCAGAAGTATACTTCCTCGAGATCCGTATTGTGCATAGTAAAGCAGACATTGTGCTTACTGTTATCGATGCCACTGAAGATGTAATCACGGACGCGACCATCGCAGATCGAGGTGCGCGTGTTACCATCAGTCATGTAGATATCGTCGCGGTCAAAGACATAATGGCGACCCTCGACCTCCGTGATGCAGTTCTGGTTAATTACACCAGCGTCATCAAAGACCTTGCGGAAGTTAAAGATGAACGTACCGCCTACGAACTCCATCATCCACACTTGGTCCTGTGAGTAGACCAGGAAGTTAGGGCCAAGGGTTGCACCATCGATGATCGGCGTCTTCATCTGTACGAGGTCATTAAAGCCAGCACTGTTGGTAAGATCAGTCTCATCCCATGTAGTAGGCACCTGGTTGGCCAGTACGGGGTCTGAGAACCTCACACGGTTCGGGTAGGCTACGTTGGTTTCCACGGTGCCCAGCGCCAACAAGAAGTCGCCAAAAGATCTAAGAGACGTAGTACGCATCCCTGACGGCCAATTGGGGAGATCAATAAAGTTAGTCTGAGAGCCTGTGCGGGAGATAGGCGTCTGATCATCCCTGTTTAGGTACTGCACATCAGCCAGGGTTGTGGCTGTGACAGCTGGGATAGTAGACGCCGTACCTGAGGTCGTCTTCCGGGTCGTAAAGGTCCCATTAGAGAACTCGCGGACATCGAAGACATCATCTACGACCAACACTGTGTCAAAACCAGTGAGCGAAGTGATGCCATAAGCAAACACAGGGTCGAAGGAGATGTCCGAGACACCACGCATGATGGGACCACGTTGAACAGAACCATCAGAGAACCTTACGTTCTTGGCTCTAGTGAAGGCGTTGATAGGGAGGTTGTAGGGGTCAACATCAGTGACCACGCCCACGGACCCTAGTCCACGGATTGGTAGGTTAGGCATGGCCTGA